CTCGATATTGAAGCCAACTTCCTTCATATCGGTTGACAGGTCTTCACCATCGGCTGTGACATGGGTGCCGGTATAGTTGCTGAAAATGATCTTGTACAAGGCCTCATTCTCATATACGGCTGCGACTGTGGTCACGTCTGTGGCATGGGGATCGGCATCATCGACGCCGTCACCGACTGCAAAAACGCCGGACTGGATTTCGACCAGAAGGTTATTACCTTCAACGTGTCGAACCACACCATTGCCAACGCCGGTGTCCGCTGATGTGATATCCGCACCGACTGTAAATGTTCCCGCCGAGGCATCTGCCAGGGTCAATATAACGGAATTGGCTCTGGTAATCGGGCTGACACTGTCGTTATGCATGGCAGCGCGAAGGGCAAAAATCAGACCTGTGGGGCCATTCATCGGCTGTGTTCCGAAAATCTGCATTCCGATCAGGGAAGGCATAATCCGGCGAAGCATCGGAATCAGGATCGGCGAAAAGTCTCCATGACCTTTGCCAATACCGGTTACGGTGCGCTCTTTCAGGGATTCGGTATTTTCTAACAACTGAGCGACGGTAGCAAAATCCATGCTGTCCAGTTTCGGACATGTGGATACGAAAGACTCCCATTTTCCGGTACCTTCGAGGATGGGCATCCATTTATCCAGGACTTCCTGCTCAACTGTGAAAGTTTCATACATCTTTTCCATTTTGTTTCTCCTTTATATTAAAAATAATGCGTTCATTGTTTATTTACTGTTTAGCCCTGGTTTTTAGGGCAAATAAGCGTCAATATCTGATTCGACCGGCTCTTCGTCCTCATCCAGGTCCAGGTTGACACTCTCATGGAGATCGTCACCGCTGCCTCCGGCATCGCCATCATCGGCATCTTCTTTAACCTTGGCGATTATGATTTTGGTTTTCTCTTCGAAAGACTCGACGTTCTCGGCATCTATGCCGTCCAATAGATCCAAGACTTTCTCGGCATCCATATCGGTCATATCGGCCTCGGAGATCAAGCGTTTAAAGGTCAGCGCTTTTTCATATTCGAGGATTTGCTTTTTGTCGTCGATTCCACTATTAATGGACTCGTTGAGTTTGCCCTCGACCTTTTTGTGTTTCGCTTCCAGGTCGGCCACGACATTGGTCTCGCCCTCGGGAACAACAACCCATTGCTCTTTTAAGACGGCAACCAAGCCCTTCATGACGTTTTCGCTGATGCTGACTTTGCATTCAGTTTCCATCGCCGGGCGGTTCTCGGTGATAAATTCATCGACGGCCACTTTCGCATACTCAGAAAGTTTGTCGACCAGCTCGCTTTTGAATTTGGCCATTTCGGTTTTATTGGATTCATCAAGTTCCGCTTCTCTGGCGGCAGTTGCTTCCTTGACTTTTTCGTTCAGGGCCGCTTCAAATAAGGTGCTGATCTCAGTCAGTGCCTCATCTGATACCTGCTCCTTGAAGAATTTTTCCAAGATTTTTTTCAAGTCCATTTGTATCTCCTTATTGTTTTAAAATCTATTTTTTTGTAGTATGAACATATTTACCGTTTCAGAGCAAATAGAACAAAAATTAATTCATTTCGACGTGAGCCTTTACCCCGGCACCGTCTTGATCGGCACCAAGGTATTTGATCTTGTCCTTGTGAGCCTTCAGGCCATCGGTAAGTTTTTTCTTTATTTCGGCAGCATCGCCCTTTTTCCAGGTCAAAGTGACCTTTTTGCCGGAACGTTCCATCTTATCTGGCTTGAGTGCATCCAGATCAGATTTGATTGATTCATCCAGTATTTTTTTCTGATGCTCCAGAAGTTCTTCATAGGCACCATCAAAATCAAAATGCGGCATTTTATCCCTCCTCAGAGTCTATGACTTCAATTTTGCCGCGTTTGAAAGCATCTTCCGCCGCGAAAAAGTCGTCTTCTTTTTTAAATATGTAATAGTTCGTGCCATCTGTTTTATGCTTGACGCTTTCATCCTTTAACAATGCAAGAGCTTTCTTGGCATCGCGAACTGCGACCTCAATTGCCCATTTTTCACGTAACTTTGCATTGTCGGAGATGGTAGCAAAATATTCTTTGAACAAGGTAATTGCAACCTCATCCCGGTCTTTTTGAGTGGATTTCTCAAGGGCATCCTTATATACATCGATGTCTTCAGACAGGTCTTTTCCAACCAATACCCCGTTCTGCCATACCCATTCCGCGCTCTCAAACACCGCATTTACAAATGCATGAGGGGCCGAAGGATTGGTTACGATATCCCCCAGGGAAACCAGATATAACGATTGCACGACTTTGGCATTGCCGGACTCTTTAACATCCCCAAATCCGCGCGAAGATATACCTAATTGAACTCCACCCTCGATCAGATTTTTTACTTGTTTCCCGTGATTTGTATTTAAAACAAGTGCCTTAGTTATGAAATTGTTGTTCTCTTCCCTTACTTCGGTGAATCGATGGGATATTCGGTCAGGGTTAATTTCGGACGATTTTGTTTCGGGGTGATTTAATTCCCCACATGCCCGGCCATATTTCATGAAATCGGTCACGTGCTTATTAATGGCCTCACCTAATATTGCTTTAGGATAAACACGTCCGTTTTTGTTTTTGACTTCGGACTGCAGGGTAACGCCTTCGATATACATATCTTTGCGTTTCCCGCCTTCCTCAAGATCAACAATTTTTTCGCTGATCGAGATATCGGATGTTATTTCACAGAGTTCCCTCATAACTTACTCCTCCGTATCGTCGTCATCGACTGGCTTTTTGTCGCCCTTTTTCTTTTTATCCTTTTTCTTGTCGCCGTCATCGTCATCATCGGCGTCTTTTTTCTTGAATGGGAATTCACCCTCTCGAATTTCCAGGGTAAATTCTTTTTTCTTTCCAAAGACCTTCTGAAAATAGGCACGGAGCTTTTTCTCATCTTTGGCATCAGAAAAATTGGCTTCGCCGCCAGTACTTTGATCAGATGTGCGCCATTTGATGCCTTTGCCGGATGCATGTACGAAAACGTGCATCGGGTCTTTTTGAGCTTCCTGAACTTCAACCCCGGCCATATCTGCAGCAACCTGACGAGTTATTTCGTTTCGCGCTTGATCGTGATGAGTGCTCATTTTACCTTTCATTCGATTGATAAAACCGACAGCATCATCGTCCAACGCATGTTTTAAAAGTCTTTCCATATCTTTTTCTCCTTCAAGATTTAAATTGATGATTTTTTTGGTTATACCTGACCATCAGCCGCAGCATCAGCCGCAGCATCGACACCCAGGCCGTTGCCAGCATCCATCATATATGCGACCTTTTTTGCGGGTACCCGCTTCTCTTTACCGTCGAGATTTGATTTAACGGTATAGCCGGAGGCAGAAACTTTTGTGATAACGCCGGTATCGTCATGACCATCAACGTCGAATGCGATACTATCGCCGACTGAATAGCGTTCGGTCAAATCCAGAGTCGACTCAAAAATATCTTTTAATTTTTTCATGAATTCTATTCTCCTTAGATTTTTCAGTTGTTAAATCTATTTACGTTTACAAAATTTATTTTTTAGGTTTTTCCTCTTTCTTAACAGGAGGCTCTTTTTTCTCATCGGATTTTGGTGGTTCCTCCTCCTTTTTTACCGGAGGCTCTTTTTCGGGAGGTGCACCGGCTTCAGGCTCTTCTTCTTCCTCCTCTTCTGGTGCAGTTGCATCTATATCTGCCTGTCGCTGATCTTTGATATCGTCACCGACAAATTCCTCGCCACTATCTGCCTCCTTTTTAATCTGCTTCTCTTCCTCTTTGATTTGGTCATCAGTCATTTTGAAAATATTTTTCTGTACGAACTCGTTTGAAAAGTACTTACCAACATATTCTCCCAGGGCATCAGCCGTCTCTGCTTGGTCCCGCAATAGCTCGGCATCTTTTAGCTCAGAATAATAATTGTCCTGAGACCAGATAAAAACGATCTCGTTTCGGATCTCGTTCCAGTCTTTTTTGGCCATGACTTTTTTGTAGATTAACTGTTTTTCAACCAAATCCATAAAAAGTAACGAAAATTTGTATTGCAGGGATTGAATGAATTTGGTAAACTTCAATTCTTTCCTGCTCATTTCACCGGAGTTGCCGATATTAAACACGCCCGGTGTATTATCCTCATCGTCAATGCGCTCAAGAGGCACTTTCAACGATTTATATAATTTCTTTTTGAAATAAAGGATATCACGGACTTCGCCTAATTTTCTGCCGCCCTCCAGGGTCTCAATTTTTGTGCCTTTCTGGTCAGCATTCGTCGGGAGGTAATAATCCTGAATCATTGATAAAATGTTCTTTTTTGTCGATAGTTGCCCGGTATTTGCATTATAATAAATCTTGGATTTAAATCCTCTGATGAGTTTTTTGACATAAGCATCTGCTTTTTTCTTCGGCAGCTTACCAACATCAATGAAGAATACCCGGCGCTCTGGTGCCCTCGTGATCCGGTATATGACCGCCGCATCCTCCAACAGTCGCAATTGATTCAAGGGCTTGAGTGATTTATGCAATGGGGATATAAAGGTTCGCCCGGTATAATCAGTGAGGCCCGATGGCACGAAAGTAATGTTTGCTTCGGATATCAAATATCCATTATCATCTTCCTGATAATTATATTTTGACAGATTCCTGACATCAGCCGCCCCGTCCAGCCGCCGCTGTTCGTTCTCTTTCCAGATATAGCAATAATCACCCTTTATATCTTGCTGGTGCTCAGCAACAAACTTCTTAGCCTTTTGGTCTATCTTTAGCCGTATGATATCAAAAGGTGACAGTGTTTGCAGCTTTTTGATTCCCGATTCATTCTTTTCAACGATGATTTGGTAATATATCCGGCCATCAATATACCATTTTCGGAATATTTGATCACCTATATTGTTGAAATTTAGCAGGGTTATTATTTCCTCAAAAGCATCTTTGACTTTTTTCTTGATGGAATCGGATAAATCCACATTATCGAGATCGATATCGACAATATTATCACCGTCTTTTACAATGGCCTCGTTAACGATTTCATCAATGGCGTCATCGATTTCAAAATTGACGGTCGCTTGACGATACATCTTAATGAGGTCATAAATGGTTTTTGCCCGTATCTCAAAATCGATGCCCCAGGAGAGTTGCCCTATACTAAAAGCATCAGCTTCGGGCTCATCAGTATCCCGCAATTGGACGACATCATCCGGCAGCTCTTCCTCTTTGAATTTATCGTCGTTTTTCGGGGCCAGTTTTGTCAATGTACCAAGTATGGTTTCAAATATTTTGCCCATTATTTATTTCCCTCTTTGCACGGATTTACGTGTTGTTGATTTGGTTCGTGTAACTTTTGCTTTCGGACTTTTCTTTTTCTTGTCCTTGACATGCTCAGACCATTTTAACATCATAGCCTTGAAGACTGCCTTCTCCGATTTCTTCCGCCACTTGCCAGGAATATTTACTGCTGCCTGACGATAATTATCCCAAGTAAACACTGCAATATCCGATTGTATATGGGTCGTCAGGTATCGGCGAATGATTAAATAGGAGTAACCAGCCGGGAGTCTCAGGCTATTCCATGCCCGTTTTATTTGTGGGTAAGTAATACGCTTTCGATTTTTAGTTGCTCTTACCAGTCTGTCTGCTAATTGTAACCGTTTTGCCCAGGGCAGATAATGGATATTTAATCCCAAAAATCCGTCAGGGTATTTTGCCAGTAAAATTGGCATCGGCATGATATCATAATAAGGTAATGTACTCGCCGTTTTCGGAGAGTATTTAAACATCATAGGGAGTCCGAAATAAGCCTTCTTTATTTTTGCTGGCTTTATTTTGGGTATTTTCTCGCCCTTGTACAGAGTATCAAACAGCATCTGGATGTCTTTTGGAAACTTCCGCTTCCCCCGCGAATAAAGCTCTTTCGGAAGACGTCCATCGGCCTTCGCCGCTGCTGCCTCTTTAAATACGTTCTGGCCACGTGGCCATCCCGCTTTATGAATTGGGTAATTGGGCATTATAATTTCCGTTCAAAATACCGGCCATCCTTGCCCTTGCCTTCTTTAAATTTTAATTTTCTTAACATATTTGCTGAATCAGTTG